GTGTCGCCAAGAAAAAGGTGGACGTGTTGGAAGTCACCTATGCCGACAACAGTGACCCAGCAAAGCGTTTTCCGATGGTAGCGCGTATGTTGTCCATCCTGACCACTTCGGCCAGTGATGGCGGTGGGTTTCAATCCGTCAAAGTGGTTCGGGTGTGACCGAAGCCGACCAGGACGCAGCGGACGCAGCCGCCATGCTTGCCGAGTTCGGCGAGGCGGTGGTGGTGACGTTCCCCGGCTCACCGAGTTTCGACCCGGTGACTGGTGCGCCTGTGCCTGGTTCGGGTGGTGCGCAATACACCGCAAAAGGCTACCCCGGTCAGTACGGCGCGAATGAGGTGGACGACAGCCTCATCAAGTCCGGTGACATTCGCCTGATTTTGGAGCGCATCGCCCAAAGGCCCGAGGCAAGCTGCACGGCATTGATTGACGGCGTGACGTACCGCGTCATGACCGTGCGACCTGTGCGCAAAGCGGGTCAGGACGTAATTTACATCTGCCAACTGAGGCGCAATTAATGGCCCCCATTGATAAAATCGCGGCGGCGCTGGCAACAAGGCTCAACACCTTGAACCTGCCTACACATTGGGAAAATGGCCCGTCATTCACCCCGCCTGCCACGGGCGCGTATCTCAAAGAATCATTCATGCCGGGCGAGGCCCTGCCCTTTGGCGTGTTTCAGGCCGACATCCTTGGCGGCATTTACCAAGTCACCGTGATGGCGCGTAAAGGCTCGACCAAGGGCGGGTCAATCGCTGAGGTCAGTGCTGTGCTCAATGCTTTCCCGCGCGGCCTGCGCCTGGCTCATGGCGGGCAAAGCGTCACAGTTTTGACAGCGTGGCGAAGTGGTGGTTTTGAATCCGGCGACCGCTGGGCTGTGCCTGTCTCGATCCGGTTTAGGGGCGTGGCATGACTTTTGCATTGAACATTTCCAAGCTGGTCAAAAAATACAACGGCAACGTGGACAAAGCCGTTAGAACCACTGGGTTTGAGCTTGTCCGGCGCGTGGTCAACAACACCCCCGTGGACACCGGGCGGCTGCGCGGCAACTGGCAAGCAACCATCGACGCGCCTGCCATGGGCACGATTGAGCGCGAGGACAAATCAGGCCAAGCCACGATCCAAGCTGCCATGCCCGCAATCAAGCAAATGACCGGGCGCGTGTTTTGGCTGTCCAACAATTTGCCCTACGCATACCGCATTGAGTACGAGGGCCATTCAAGCATCAAAGCCCCCGCCGGGATGGTGCGCGTATCCATCGCCGAACTGCAAGATAGTTTGGCCCTATCGCAAATCAAAGGCCGATAGTAAAATTAAATCCGCCCAATTCCGGGCAATCTTTTTGCAAAGAGGTTTTTCATGGCATTAATCACCCCAACCACGGCAAGCGCTGTGGGGGCCACGGTAGTCAATACGACCACCATGACCGCCGCTGACACGCTTACCTATGACAAGGCGCTGAATCAAATTTTGATTTTGCGCAACGGCACCGCTGGCCCGCTTACGGTCAACATCAAAGGCAACACGGCAACGTCTGCAAGCGTCAGCGGTATCGGCCCCGTGTCGCTGACTGGTGGATTTTCCACTGGTGCTATCGCGGCTGGTGCCACCGTGGCAATCCCGCTGAACACCATCGAGCGATGGCTTGAAGGCTCAGTCGTCAACCTCACGGGCGGCACTGGCATTTCTGCCCAACTCATCCAACCCGTTTAATTTTTTGAAAGCGATTCATCATGTCCAATGACGTTTTTTCCTCCGTTGGTACGGTTCTTGCCGTTTCCGCATCCCTCCCGACCACTGAAAACTTGACGGGCTTTGAAGCCCTGACATACACGGCAGTTGGCCTTGCCTCCGAAGTGCCCGAGTTCGGCGTGCAGCAAGCCATTGCAACATTCGTGCCATTGTCCACTGGCATCACGATCAAGCGCGGCGGCTCGATTGACAATGGCGAATTGACCGTGCCGCTGGCCTTGACCGGCTCAGACGCTGGTGAGGGCATTTTGCGCACCAAGGCCGAAGGCACGCCAACGAGCGACAAGCGCGTGAGCGTCCGTGTTGCTTTGGCAAACGGCGACTTTGCCTACTTCGTGGCCTTCGTCAACGCATTCCGCTACACCCCCGGCAATGCTGATGCAATCGCCCAAGCCTCTGTCGGTTTGGCCGTGACATCGACCGTTGTTTACGACGCAAACTGACCCCATTGATGCGCCTAGGGTAGCCCCCGAACGCCGACCTAACCCACCGGCTGGCGCATCACCTTTCCGGGTTGTAACTTTGAGGGACAAAGCATGTCTATTTTTCAACTGAAAACCGTTTCCGCTGACGATGGTGTCGTTATGACCATTCGTCACCCTGAGTCCAGCCTGCCCATGGATGGCCAGACAATCACCCTGCTGGGCACTGATTCGCGCGTCTACCGCGAGCACATCGCCAAGCGCGAACGGGCCATGATCGAGCATGTGAACGCAACGCACAAGCCGCCAAAACTTGTGCATGAACAAACCAAACAGCGGGCGCTGGATGATCTGGTGCTGCTGACCATTGGCTGGACCCTTGACGGCATCGACGGCAATCCCGTCGAGTTCACCAAGGAAGCGGCCCGTGATCTGTACGCAGACGCTGGCATGGCATGGCTTCGTGAGCAGGCCGAAGCCTTTGTGCAGGATCGCTCAAATTTTTTGCGGAAGTAAGCGCGGCTCTGGATCTTTATGTCAGGCACGCATCGTTTTTACATGCGGTGCCTGAAAAGTCCAAGAAGTCACGCTTAGAGCAAAACCCGCAAAGCAGATTTCCGCCTCTTGATTGGGGCGGGCATTTGATTGGATGGCTTTTTGAGGCTGGCCCTGTGCTGTCAAGTGGCATGGGGCTGGCCCCATTGTGCGACCGTGACGTGGTGGCGTGGCAGGAAAACCAGGGCTTGCTTTTGACGGGCTGGGAGTGCAGCACCATGATTCGGCTATCGCGCATCTACGCCAACGGCATAAGCCAATACAGAGACCCGAGAAGCATACCCCCATGGTCACCAGATGTCCGTGAGGAATCCGTCAAGGCGGCAACCGAGGCAATGCAGGGCTGGCTAAAGAAAATGGCGTCCAGGTAGGCTACCACTTTTTAACCGCACCCGATAAAATCAAGCCATGGACATCGCCACGCTCAAAATCTCAATAGACACGCGGGAGGCATTGACCGCCCGGCGTGTGCTTATAAGCATCGAAGATCAAGCGGGCAAGACCGAGAAAGCCACCATAAGGATGGCGAAGCAAAGCAACCAGGCGCTCGGCGATATGTCGGGCTTTATCGGGCGCGTGGCTGGCGCTTTGGCCGCTGCAAACTTAGCGCAGCAATTTATCAACGTGGCCGATTCGGTGACGGTGCTGAATAACCAATTGAAGCTGGCCATGGGCGCCGCTCAGGCGGCTGGGCAAGCCTACAAAGACCTCTACATCATCGCCCAACAATCGCGGGTTTCGTTCACCAGTTTGGGCGGCACGTTTGCGCAAATCCGCAGGGCGACCGAGGATACGGGCCTGAGCTATGGCCGCTTGCTGACAGTGACCGAGGCCATTGGTAACGCCATGGCGGTGTCAGGTGGAGCTGCGCACAGTATGAACGCGGCGCTGATCCAGTTGCAACAGGGCTTGGCATCTGGCACATTGCGCGGCGAAGAACTGAACAGCGTCATGGAGCAGACGCCGCGACTCGCTCAGGCCATTGCAGACGGTTTGGGCATCACCCGTGGGCAGCTTCGCGCAATGGGTCAAGACGGCAAGCTGACGAGCGATGCCGTCATTCGCGCACTGGAATCGCAAGCTGGCGTACTCAAGGGCGAGGTGGCCAACTCCACACTGACAGCAGGGCAGGCTTACATCGTTATGGCAAATGCCACGACAAAGATGATCGGGCAATTTGACCAATTGACGGGCGCAAGTGCTGGCGTCGCTTCGGCCATGAGGTCGGTTGGTTCGGCCATGGATGGGCTGGGTGTTTTCATTGAAAACAACAAGGAGGGAATTTTGGCGATTACGGGCGCACTGGCTGGCGCGGCGGTCGTTGCGGGCATCGCCAAAATGGCGGGCGCTATCGGCCTTGTGACTGCGGCGTTTACGGCGCTGACTGCGGTTATTGCGGCTAACCCCGTGGGCCTTGTCTTGCTTGGGATTGGTGCAGTCGGTGGGGCTATTGCTGGCATGAATGCGTACAACAACGCCTTCGCAAAGACCCGCGAGGGCATGGTTGAGACAATCAAGCGACTGGAAGAAACCAACAAGTCAGTCGAGAAAAGCATTTATGGGCCACCAAAAGCGGCGGCGATGCAGCACGTAGAGGCGCGCCGGAAACAAATCGAAGGCTTGCGCAAAGAGATCGAAAAGCTGGACGCAGCGGCAATGAAGGCGGGCGGCGGGTCTGGCTCAATTGGCAGCGGCGACACCGCATTGATGCGCGAGCAGGGCAAGGCTTATGCGGCCATGGCCGGGGAGCGTCAGAAATTCATTGACGGCGCAATGACGGCCACTCAAAAAATGAATGCAGAGCTTGAAAAGGCTCGCAAGGCATTTGGCGGCATGGTCCCTCAAAACGTGGAAGAGGCCATCAGGGCGAAATTTGCGGGGGCAATTGAAAAGGCAACCGGCGCAATTAAAGAGATGACCGAGGCGCGAAAGCGCGATCTTGAGGTGGGCGAGCTGCGAAACAAGTTGGTCGAGGAAAACGCCAAGCACGAGGCCAAAATCTTGCAAGACATGGCCAACCTGCACGAAGACAGCCTGAAGCCTTTCCAGCAAAGCCTAGAAGCTCAAATCAGGCGCGTTGAGTCACTGCAACTGGAAGAGGCGGCGGTAAAAATGGCGCGTGAGTTGAATGTCTCACTTGCCCAAGCGGTCGAGATGGTCAACATCGCCAAGCTCAAAGAGCAGCAAATCGCGGCCATGGGAAACCCCGAAGCGGTGGCGGCTATTGAGCGCGAAATTGAAGAGCGGAAAAAGCTGATCGACCTGATCGGCAGCAAAGAGGCGCGTGAAGCGTCAACCAGGGCAGCGGAAAAATCGGCGGCTGACTGGAAGCGCACGGCAGATAAGATTGAGGACGCATTGACTGATTCCTTGATGCGCGGCTTTGAAAGAGGCAAGGACTTTGGGCAGAACCTCAAGGACACGCTGGAAAACATGTTTAAGACCATGGTTTTGCGCCCCATCATTCAGGCGACCATTGGCGGCATTGGCTTGGGTGGCGCTGGTGGCGCATCGGCAGGGGGCGGCGTCATCGATTCCTTAAGCAACCTGCGCTCAATCTACAGCGCGGGAACTGCCGCCGCTTCCGTTGGCGGTCAGTGGCTGGCGGGCACCATGTCCAGCGCCAATGCGGCAGGCACCATTGGGGCCAACATGACCGGCACCGGCATAGACGGCCTGCTGGCCAGCAATGGCGCGTTTGGCACAGCGGGCAGCACAGCCATCAAAATCGGATCTGCTGCCACGGCGATGGGAAGCGCTTTGGTCGGATTCATGGCGGGCAAGATGATCAGCGGCGGATACAGTGCGATTGGCAAAAGCGGCAACACTGCCATCGGCTTGGGCACCGGTGTCGGTCTTATGCTGGGCGGCCCCGTTGGCGCGGCCATTGGCGGCGCAATAGGCGGCATCGTCAATCGCCTTTTTGGCCGCAAAGCGCCCCAAGTCACAGGCGAATCATTGCGCGGCTCTTTCAGCGAATCAGGGGCCGACACATCGTCAGCTCAAAGCTGGTTTCAGCAAGGCGGGTGGTTTAGGCGCAGCAGAAGCGGCACAAATATCACGGCGGTGACTGGTGAGATCGATGCCTACATGGACGCGACCATTGGAAATATGTTTTCTATTGCGCGTGAGGCGGCGCAAATTTTGCGCATAAACGCCGATGTGATCAATGGCTTTACTCAATCAATTGATTTGAATTTGAGCGGCCTGAACGAAGAGCAGCGCACCAAGGCCATTAATGACGCATTGGGCGGCTTTGGTGATGCACTCGCTCAAAAGCTAGGCGCGGAATCGATGGACGCGCTGGTGAAGTTTGCCCAGCAAGTCCTGCAACAGCGCACCCAGCTTGAGAATCAGTTGTTGCAGCTTCAGGGCAACACCACCGAGCTACGCAGGCGTGAGCGCGATGCCCTGCACGAATCTAACCGGGCCATATACGATCAGATCAAGGCGCTGGAAGACACTGAAAAAATCCGAAACGCATGGAAGGCTATCGGCGATGGCTTAATGAATGAAGTGAACCGTATTCGCGGCATGGTTGCAATCGAATCCGGGTACAGCTTGGCCTACCTGCAAAGCG